GTACACGACGAACCTCATCGCAGGGCGAGGCTTCGACACCGATGGCAACGGCAACCCGCGCAGCTTGCAGTTGGGGTATCGATTAGCGCTACATAGCGGCTATGTGCAGCCGAACAACACAGGGCTGAATCCAACCTTTCTGTTTTACTATGGCCAAGTTTACAGCAACAGCGTGCCATCGTCTGTCATCAATGTCGCTTCTGCCATCAGCTTGGCAACGCATTTGCAGAACCCCTACGACACCAGTGCGAGCGGCAACTTCGACCTGTCGTTTGGCATACCGAGGCGCATCTATTACCGCACCTACGACGTCAGCGGGAATCCGATGAGCTACAACAACAATAACCTTTTCAACAACTTTTGGAACGGCTACATCTTTGAGTTGACCAGCAAGCAGGCGATGACCGTGGAGTGTACGATGCTGTTAACATCTACCGACATTGCGACGCTCGACTTCCGCAATTTGATCTACTGGAAGGGCATAAACTGGCGGCTGTTGGAGATTAAAGACTACGCCGTTGGCCAGTCTAAGTTATGCAGGGTGACGATGCGCAGGGTGCTGCCAATCGACGCCTTTGTGCCTACAACACTTGACCCGACTTTCAGCGATGACCCAACGGCCAAGACTGACGGCGAGATAAACGCCAGCATATACGCACCTGTGACGATGCTTGATTTGAATGAAGGCAAAACAGTTGCTATTCCCTTGTTACCCGACGACCCAACAAGCTAAATTATGGCAGAAGTAGACAAAGAGATCACCGTCAAGGTCAGAGCCGAGGACGACACCCAGAAGGCGACGCAATCAGCGAAGGCACGCCTCCGCGACCTGCAAAAGCAGATGCTTGACCTCGAAGCGGCGGGGCAGAAGAACACCGACCAGTTCCGGCGGATGGCTGCCGAGGCAGGATCGTTGAAGGATGCCATCGGCGACACAAGCGCACAGGTTAAGGCGTTGGCATCGGACACCAGAACGCTCGACACGTTCACAAGTGCAATTCAGGGCATTGCTGGAGGCTTCGCAGTGGCGCAGGGTGCAGCGGCGTTGTTTGGCGATGAGAATGAAGACCTGCAGAAGGCGATGGTCAAGGTGCAGGGGGCGTTGGCGTTGGTCAACGGAGCGACAGCCGTTGCCAATGCGCTGAACAAGGACAGCGCGCTCATGGTCAACATGAATAGCGTGGCGCAGCGTGCCTATGCGCTGGCGGTAGGTACCAGCACAGGAGCGTTGAAGGCGTTCAGGATTGCACTGGCAGCAACGGGAGTAGGCGCGGCGGTCGTTGCCATCGGCTTACTGGCTGCCAATTATGAAATGTTGACGGCAAAAGTCAAAGGCTTTCTGGGCATCAAGGTCAAAGAGAATCTTGACGGCCAAATTCAGTCAATGGAGCGTTTGACTGAAATCGCCAAGGCACGCGGCGCTACCGAAGCCGAGGTCTTCGCTATGGAGTTCGACATCAGCAGGAAGCGGCTGCAAAATGCGAAGGATGAGGAAGAGATGGCGGAGGCGCGGCATCAGCATAATGTCTTGCGAGCGCAGTATGAAAGCTACTTGAAAAAGGCAGAGTTAGAAAAGCAGGACGCTGCCGCAAAAGATGCGGATAAGAGGCAGCAAGAGCGCGAGAAAGCCGCCGAAGAGCGCAGGCTGAAACAGGAGCAGGAGCGGGAAGCTGCAGCCGCGAAGCAGAAGGAAATTGACGGCATCATTGCCGAGAGCAGGCAGGTGTTGTTACAAAATAGCCTATCTGCCAACGAGCGCGAGTTGGAGCAGATCGACGCCAGCTATGAGGAGCGCCTTGCCAAGGTTCAGGGCAACGAGGAAGCTACCAACCTATTGCTGGCGCAACTGCGCGCTGAACGCACGGCCAAGATTCAAGAGCAGCAAGATGCAGCGGATCAGGCGGAGTTAGATGCGCAGCGGGCGCAGTTAGACCATCAGATACAAATTGAAGATGAGCTATACGCCGAGCGCGAAAAGCTACGGCAAGAGGACTTGCAGCGAGATAAGGCGTACAATGAGGCGCGTGTTCAGTTCTACAACACCGCATCGGGTAGCATCGTTGAGATTATGCGATCACTGGGAGGCAAGAGCAAGGCAGTGATGTTGGCGGCGCTGGCGTTGGAGAAAGGCATGGCAATAGCGCAAGTTGTCATCAACCTGCAGAAAGAACTGGCAGGCATCAATGCCAACGCAGCGCTGAACCCTGCCAACGCTTTGACAGCTGGTGCTGCTGGCGTGACGCAGGCATTAAGCCTTAGCACGATGGCGAAGATTAACGCTGGCCTACGCATCGCCGCTATTGCGGCAACGAGCATCGGGCAGGTCAGCAGCATCACTGGCGGCGGCGGCGGCGGAGGTGGCGGAGGCGGCACAGCTGGCACAGGGGGCGGCGGAGGCATGGCAGCGCCACAGGGCAACGCGCTCAACCCGAATAGCCAGTTGATCAACCCGAACACCGGGCAGCCACAAGGGCAGCCACTACGCGCCTACGTCGTAGAGTCCGACGTGAGTGGGATACAAAACAGGCTGCGCACAATCCGGCAATTTGCACAGTTGGGGAATTGATGATATTTAAGGCTATGGAACTACCAGTCTATCTGATGACCATTGACGAAGTTGACGAAGGCGTCAGCTACGTCGCACTCGTTGAATCCCCTGCGATTGAGCGGCCATTTCAGGCGTTCAGTAAAGAAAAGATGCGGTTCAGTGAAACAGGCGAAAAGCGCGTGCTGACAGGGCCGTTGATGTTGGCAGATACGCCGATCATACGCCGCGACAAAACGCGTGGCGAGTACTTCGTGATCTTCCAAAAGGAAACGATCCGCAAGATGGTTCAGAGGTATTTCAAGCAGGGCAACCAGCACAACGTCAACGCCGAACACAGCACCGCCATTGATGGCGTCTATATGTTCGAGAGCTACCTGATTGACAGGGAACGCGGCATCAACCCACCCAAGGGCTACGAGGATGCGAAGGATGGCAGCTGGTTTGGGTCATTCAAAGTCGAGAACGACAAAGTGTGGGAGGAGCGCGACCAGTTCACCGGATTTTCAATTGAAGGCTACTTCGGCATGCAGCCGACGGACACGGAGATAGAGGTGGCGATGGCGGAGTTTGCCCAAGCCTTTGAGAGTTTTTTGCATACTATCAAAACCAATGATATTTAACCATATGAACCTATCAGATCGAATTTCAGAGTTAACCCGCGTGCTGCGTAGCTTCTCCGCTGCGCCGGCACCAGCCGCTGCGCCGTTGGCGTTCAGCGATTATAAGTTGGAGGATGGCACGATGATCCGCGTCGATGGCGAGTTAGCCGTTGGCACGCTCGTCTACGTCGTGACTGAAGAAGGACTGCTGCCTGCTCCCGATGGCGCGCATAGCATCCCTGAAGTTGGAGTTGTGACGACCGAGGGCGGCAAGATCGTCGAGATCGGCGACGCTGCGCCGGCACCAGCTGCACCTGAAGCTGTTGAGGCGCAAGAGGTAGAGATTGAAGTAGCACCCGAAGGCGAAGATATGCCTACTGATCCGCACGAAGAGCGTATGCAAGCTATGGAGGCGGCTATCGCTGCCTTGGCTGCAAAGGTCGAGGAACTGATGGCGAAGATGGGCGGCGAGGTTGAAGCTAACGCCGCAAGGTTCAGCACCATTGACACGGCGTTGTCAGCGTTGGCGCAGATGCCTACCGCTGCGCCGAAGAAAAGAGCAAGTGACGCGGTTGTGGAGTCGGTGAAGATGAGCCGCGCCAGCCGTCTTGCAGAAGTACAAGAAACCCTAAAAACCCTAAAAAAATAAACTATGTCATTTTCAATCGCAACCATCACCGGGTACGTTGAGCAGAACAAACTGCCTCTGATCACCCAAACAGTATTTGACGCAAAGACGCAGTCATTATTGCAGAAGCGCGTAGGCATTAAGTCGCAGGAAGCCTTGAACATCATGGACACTGACGCGGTGTTCCAAGATGCAACTGCTTGTGCGTGGAACGCCGACGGCACTACCACGTTTAGCCAGCGCACAATTACTGTGGCTCGCGTAAAGGTGCAGGAGGAGTTGTGTCCTCGTTCACTTGAAACAGCTTGGCTGGCATCGCAGCTAACGCAAGGCAGCAACTACGAAGGCGTGCCATTTGAGCAGGCTTTCGCAACGCAAAAGGCTAAGCGCATCGCGGAAGGCATTGAGCGCGCTATCTGGCAGTCAGTGCCATCGGTTGCCGCTGCCAGTGCGTCCGTATCAGGAACATCAGGCTGGGCAGTTGGTGCAACGTCGCCATCAGGTGACGCGCAGTTGAACCGCACAGGTGGTGGTGGATTATTGTGGCTCACTCGCTACGGTGCAGGCGCTTCCAGCGTTGTGACCGCACAGCTTGGCGCTAACTTCAGCGACTCAACGATTGTAAGTGGATTTGAAACAGCCTACAACAACCTACCCACTCGCGTCATCAGCAACAACGACTTGGTCGCTTTTTGTGGCTGGGACTTGTATCGTATGCTCGTGCATAAGTTGGTGACTGTCAACTTGTATCAGGGTGACCTCGGTCAAGTTGCTGGCGGTGAGATGTTCTATCCCGGTACGAATATGAAGGTCGTTGCGGTGAATGGACTGAACAACACGCAGCGCATTTTCGCTGGATCGCTTTCAAATCTTTTCTACGGAACGGATTTGTTGAGCGACGAAGATCAATTCCGCATCTGGGCGTCATACGACAACGACAGTGTTAGATTCCAAGCTGCCTACAAGTACGGCGTGCAGATTGCCTTCCCTGCTGACATCAGCTTGGTCTTGGGCAACAACGCCACGACTCCAGCGCTGAAGACCGCGTAAGTTAGTGGGGAGGGGCAACCCTCCCCGCTTCTTTTCTTTTGTCAATAACTAAACGAAATAGACATGCCTTGCGCTTTAACAACTGGATATAAATTAGGATGTCGCGACAACGTGGGCGGCATCACGGAGATTAGGCTTGCGCCATTTACGGCGGTTACAAGTATAGTCACTAACGCGTCGTCGCAGGTGACGGCGATAACTGGAAGCGTTGGCAGCGGCACAACAGGTGCAGGTGTCAGCGGCTTCTACAAGTACGAACTGC